GCCGATGTTGTAAAATCGTTGCCAAACGATGAAGAAGTGAAAGCTCATATAGACACACTACCTTACTATGGAACTTGTACTACTGAATACAACGAGGGTTTTGAAGATGGCGTAAAATGGTTGAAAGAGCAATTAACCAAGTGAGGCTATGTTTTACAACGTTCTTAATAAAATTTAGTAGTGCGACCACTACAGATTAATAGATGCGGAACAGCTGACACGCACCATTAATTTTATTTATTGTTAGCAAACGTAATTTAATATGGCAAAAAGTTTAGAAAAAGAACCGATGATTATACCAAATGAATATGATGGGTTATGGTCTGCTTATTATGTTGAAATTATATTCCACAACGGAAATAAATCACATAAAATTAAATTAGATGAAGGTGTTCGTGGGATAAACTGCAAATGTAGAGTAACTGTTGATGAGGATGGTTGGGTTTATGTTTGCTAACGTATGGTTATATGGTTAGTGCGAAAAAATTTAAAAACAAAATATTATGAAAGAATTAAAGGAAGATTACGAGCGTAGATTAAAAACAGTATTAACGGAATTAAAAGACTGCCCTTTAAATATTGAGAAAGAAGCGAGATTAGAAACAAAAGCGAGTTGTTACAGAACTTTTATAGCAGAACTGAACCGAGCATTAACTATATAACGTGTTGTATGTCTTTTTTAATTGCATACAACACCAGTATCACTACCATGGCTTCTATCGAAGTAGATAGACCACCAAAAACTAATAAAATTTAAATTTCAAACTTGGATATACTATTAAAAGGCATTATATTTATCGTAATATAAAAAAAATAAGTTAATGATAGTAGCACATGAAGCCCCCATTCCTTATATGGGAGAAGTAAGAGAGTTAACAGATTACTGTTATCTCCTTCCTCATCTTTTAGATGAAAGTGAGGACTATAAACAATACTTTGAAGAGTCTAAAAAACTAGGACGTTATATTGTTATGGATAATTCTTTACATGAATTAGGACAACCCTATGATTTAGATCGTTTAAGTTATTGGTTAGATTATTTTAAACCTAATGAATTTATAGTTCCTGACTATTGGCAAGAAAAAACAAAAACACTAGTTTCAGCTAAATCTTGGATAAGAAAATCATATCCTGAAAATACAACCCCAGTAGCAGTAGTTCAAGCTAATGATAAGATTGAAGCTTGGGAGTGTTATATTATTTTAAAAATGCAAGGATATAAGAAAATTGCATTTAGTTATGGAGCTGATTGGTATTATCAAGAAGGATTAGTATCATCCCCAGATAAAAATAATGTTTTCTTAACTAAAGCTCATGGGAGATATAATACTATAAGATTTTTATATAATAAAGGAGTTATTAATGCAACTGATAAAGTCCACTTACTAGGATGTAATGTCCCCCAAGAGTTTAGTTGGTACTCTAAAGAATTATTTCCTTTTATAGAGTCAATAGACACTTCAAATCCTGTTATACATGGTTTGGCAGGAATAAAATATGAAGATGGAGGACTAAAAGAAAAGATATCAACTAAAGTAGATAAATTTGAAGGAAATGCTAAAAATTGGGATATAGCCTTATACAACATAAATAAATTTAAATCATTCATTAAATAAAAATTAAAATTATGACACAATTAGAATTTGACCATCCAGATTTCCAAAAACCTAAACATGCTGTAGTATCACTATCAGGTGGAATGGATTCAAGTACATTATTATTAAAATGTATTAAAAACTTTAAAACAGTAACTGCTATTTCTTTTGATTATGGTCAAAAACATAGAGTTGAATTAGAAAAAGCAAAATCTTTAATTGATCATTTATCTCAAAGTGATTTAGGTATAGCAAGTAAATTAAAATACAGAGTAATTAAATTAGATGGATTAGTTGATTTATTAGATTCAAATTTAGTAACGGGAGGTGAAGAAGTACCTGAAGGACATTATGCTGAAGATAATATGAAAGCAACAGTTGTACCTAATAGAAATAAGATATTTGCTTCAATCACTCAAGCAATAGCTTTATCAGTTGCTAATGTAACAAAAGAAAAAACATCAATTGCTTTAGGGATTCATGCAGGTGATCATGCAGTTTATCCAGATTGTAGGCAAGAATTTAGAGATGCTGATGATAATGCTTTTAGACTAGGAAATTGGGAAGCCGAAAGAGTAGGTTATTATACACCTTATTTAAATGGGGATAAATATGATATTCTTTTAGATGGGGAAAAATTATGTGATGGGTTAAATGTTGATTTTGATGATGTTTACTCTCGTACAAATACTTCTTACAAGCCTTATCCAAGTGGAAATTCTGATTACAAATCAGCTTCATCAGTAGAAAGAATTGAAGCATTTATCAAATTAGGAAGAAAAGACCCAGTACAATACGAAGATGAAACAGGGGTTGTAGATTATGAAGTGGCAAAATCTCACGTAGTAAAAGTTTTAACCCAACATGATGAAATAAACCAAATAGCCGAGTTAGGTAGAGATTAATAATTAAAAAAATAAACTAAACATGAGTGATGGACTTAACGAAGCCTTTAAGGATTTAAATTTTAATTTTAACATGGTAGAAACAGAAAAACACCCCGACGCTAAATTACACCAAATAACAAGTTTTATAAAATCAGGAATAAGAATAATAGGTTATGGTTTTTTACCTTTTAACTTGGCTTTGGCTTGTGGGATACTTATCGTTAGTGAAATAGTAGGAATAATAGAAGAATTAGTCTAAATTTAAAAAATTAATTATGAATAAAGGAATTATATATTTTACAGCACCTTGGTGTGCTGGATGCAAGCAATTAGGTCCTAAAATAGATGATCTAATTTCAGAAGGAATTAATGTTAAAAAAGTTAATTGTGATTATGAACCCTCAATAGTCCAGCAATATAACATTAGAAATATTCCTTCTTTAATCCTAACCGATTTACAGGGTAATGAGATTAAAAGAACATCAGGAGGAGGAAAAACTTTACAACAATTAAAAGAATGGTATAATGGCTAAATTTCAATCAACAAAATTATTTGATGGGTTCAGTTGTGTTTTTCGTCAATGGAAAGCAGAAACAACACATTGTAAATATCTCCATGGTTATGGTGTAAGTTTTAGAATATGGTTTGAAGGTGAATTAGATGAAAGGAATTGGGTTTGGGATTTCGGAGGAATGAAAAGAGCTAATGGAAAAATAGATGGTAAATCACCTAAAGAGTGGATGGATTATATGTTTGACCATACTTTAATAGTTGCTGAAGATGATCCATATTTAGATGGTTTTAAAGCCATGGATACTCATAAATTAACGCAGACTAGAGTAATCCCGTCCACTGGTGCAGAGTCATTTGCTAAATTCATATACGACAAGATTAATCCTTTTATTCTAGAAGAAACAGATAATAGAGTAAGGATTATTAAAGTAGAATTCCAAGAACATAGTAAAAATAGTGCTATTTATAGTGAATAAAATATTAATATGGGTTTAAAACGATTAGAAGATTATAATAAAATTCTCCCGGTTTTGGAAGTTTATAGGTGCGTACAATCTGAAGGGAGTAGATTTGGAAGACCTACTATAGCTGTAAGAACTACGGGTTGCACTCATAGATGTTATTTTGGAGAAGGTGGATGGTGTGATAGTTGGTATACTTCTATCCACCCTGAAAGAGGAACATTTACATTTAACGATATTATAAAAATCTATGATGAAAATCCTCACATAGAAGAAATGATGCTTACTGGGGGATCTCCAACAATGCATCCCACTTTGGTTAATGAGTTAACCCACTTTGCAAATGAGAGAGGAATATTAATTACTATAGAAACTGAAGGCTCTCGTTTTTTAGAAACTGATTTTCCAATTGGTCTTATTTCTCTTAGTCCTAAATTTTCTAATAGTGTCCCTGTTATAGGAGCTATTACTCCTAATGGGAAGGTAGCAGATAAGAAAATGATAAACCAACACAACAAATTCAGACTAAATCTCCCTGAAATCGCAAAAACCTTAGATTATCATAAAGATTACCATTACAAACCAGTATGGGATGGAACTGATGGAAATCTAGAGGAAATTGAAAAATTTAGAGCAGATATGAATATCCCTAAAAACAAAACCTACATAATGCCCGCAGGTGATACTAGAGAAACACTATTAAAAATGTACCCTCTAGTCTTTAACTTATGTGCTGAAATAGGATATAACATGACTGGAAGAGATCATATAATTGCTTTTGATACTGAAAGAGGAGTCTAATATAAATAACCAAAAATAATGGAAAAAGAAAAATTATTCCTATCATGGAGGGATATAGAAGGATTAGTAGAAAATCTATGTCAAAAAATACAATCAACAAAATACCCCCACATAATTGAATCTGTTACAGGACTACCAAGAGGTGGATTAATCCCAGCTGTTATGGTTTCTCATAAATTGGGTATACCCTTTATTGAAGTTGAAACTTTAGATCCTATAACTTGGTGGAAGAAAAAGAAGGATTCTATACTCGTAATAGATGATATCTGCGATTCTGGTAAAACCCTCCAATACTATCAACCTTATTATACAACTGCTACCTTACATTACAAGCCTGAAGTATCTTCAATTACCCCTCATATTTATTGCGAGTCGGTAATAAAGGATGAATGGATTGTATACCCTTGGGAAAGAGAGGATTCTAAAATGATTCCGGATTATGTCAAGTAATCTTAGGTTTAGCGAAAAAATTATATTATATTCATATTAAATAAAACATGAAATGCAGAAAGATAAAGTAAATGCAGAATTAGGTTTAAAAGTTCAAAACCATTTAATTAGTAAAGGAGTTGAAATACCCATGAAACCCCAATTTGAGGGTTCTCACCAAGAGAAAATAGAAAGTATAAAATCTCACTTTACTAAAATAATGGAAGTTTTGGGCTTAGATCTAGAAGATGATTCTTTAATGGATACTCCAAATAGAGTAGCTAAAATGTACATGAATGAAATTTTTTATGGTTTAGATTATAATAATTTCCCAAAATGTACCACAGTAGATAACAAAATGAAATACGATGAATTAGTCATTGAAAAAGATATTACTTGTATTAGTAATTGTGAACATCATTTTGTAGTTATTGATGGATTTTGTCATATAGGATACATCCCAGGTGAGAAAGTATTAGGGTTAAGTAAGTTAAATAGAATTGTAGATTTCTTTGCAAAAAGACCCCAAATTCAAGAAAGATTAACAGAACAAATATACTTTGCTCTTCAATGTATTTTAGAAACAGATGACATTGCAGTAGTAGTTGAAGGTGTTCACTATTGTGTTAAAAGTAGAGGAATTAGAGATACTACATCATCAACAATTACATCTAAAATGGGAGGTAAATTCAGAGATGATAGTAACACATTAAGGAGAGAATTTTTATCATTAATAAGTAAATAAATCAAAAATAAAAGTAAATAGTTATGAAAAGTAAAGTACCATTTGTAGATGAAGTAGAAGAGTTTAATGAAATAATGGGGAAAGGCTACCAAAACCGAACAACCCCTACTATTAATCCTAAAGATGCCCAATTTGTAATTGATTTCATCCAGGAAGAATTAGATGAATTAAAAGAAGCAGTTGAAAATAAAGATATTGTTGAAATATTTGATGCTATTCTTGATATTACTTATGTAGGTTTAGGGAATGGTGCCTTAGTTTTTGGTTTAAAGGATAAATTAATTAAAGGCTACAATGAAGTACAAGCTTCTAATATGTCTAAAATTTGTTCTACTGAAGAAGAAGCTAAAGAAACTGTTAAATTACGTTCTGAACAACAAGGTGAAGCATGTCATTATGAAGAAACTGATAAGGGTTTTGTTGTGTATAGAACAAGAGATAATAAAGTAATGAAAAACATTAATTATTTTAGACCTGATTTGAAACAATTTTTCACTAAAGAAGAAATAGAAAGTTGTAAACAATAATTTATGGGTTTTAAAAAGGCATTTGCTCGGAGATTACAAGGAAATAAATATTTAATTCATGAGTGGACTGATCAAGGTTATGAAAGAGTAGAATGGATCAACAAGGCATACGTTGAATGTAATGAAGGTGAAGCTACCCATACAGGGTTAAATGGAGAATCACTTAAAAAGGTTTCTAACTGGAATAAGGAAAATTCAAAACTTCACTTTCATGACATGCCCCCTTATCAAAAGTTCCTAGTTGAAAAGTATGGAATCAATGATGAACCCTCAATAACACACAGGGAATTATTCTTTGATATTGAGATTGAAATGGGGGAGGCGCTTACTGAAGAGTATATAAAGTCTGCCCCTAAAAAGGTTACATCAATTGCATGGTACGATAAACAGGTAGATGAGTGGGCTTGTATAATCTTAGATCCTAAGAATCAAATAAAACCTACTAAGCAGGGGAATAAAGAAATTATTCCATGTCGTACTGAAGGGGAATTATTAGGTAAATTTCTAGAAAGATTTAGGGAAATAGATCCTGATATTATAATAGGATGGAATAGTGATTATTTTGATGTACCTTACTTATATTATCGAATATGTAATGTTTTAGGAGAAGATATAGCTAATTACCTATCCCCTATTAATTATGTTAGAGAGACCCCATGGTTTAAAGATCAATTCATACAAATCCCAGGAGTTGAATCCTTAGATTACATGAGATTACATAAGAAATTTAGTCAGAGAGATGAACCTTCAATGAGGCTAGATTCAATTGGTGAAAAGTATGTTAATCTGGGGAAGATTGAGTATGAAGGGAATTTAGATAGGTTATTCGAAACAGACATTAATAAATTCATTGATTATAACTTCCGGGATGTTGAGATTTTAGTTGAGTTAGATAAAAAATTAGAGTATTTATCTTTAGTTAAAAATCTATCCCATAAAGGAAAACATAATTATAGTGAAGTTTATGCTAATACTAAAACACAAGATGGAGCTATTTCAGCTTATTTGTTAAGTGAAGGTATTATCCCCCCTGCTAAAGAGAGAAACCCGTTTTCCAAGAAAAACTATGCTGGTGGTTATCTTTTTTGCCCCAAAGCCGGAATATATAACTATATGTTTGATGAAGATTTAACTTCACTATATCCTTCAATTATAATGACTATCAACATTGGTAAAGAAACCATGGTTGGGAGAATTATAGATGTAGATGATAGAAATAATAGGTTAGGTTTAAATGATTTATTAAAGCAAGACCAAAATGAAGAACTTATAGTTGAAAATGTTAAACGGGATAGGACTAAAGTAAAAGTTAAAAAAATAATATCAATAATCAAACAAAGTAACCTATCAATATCAGCAAACGGGGTTATGTTTAAGACTAATAGGGAGTCTGTATTATCCACCATTCTAAAAAAGTGGTTTAAAGAACGGGTTGAGTATAAAACCCTAATGAAAAAAGCTTATAAAAGTGGAGATGAAGGGTTAGGAGCTCAATTTCATATGAAACAATATACTATGAAGATTTTATTAAATTCCCTATATGGGGCCACAGCTTTAGGATCATTCAGATACGGGAATGTAATTTTATCAGAAGCTATTACTTTATCAGGGCAACGAATTATACAAGAATCAGCATTAACAGCAAACCGTCATATTAACTCTGTTATTAGAGGAGAAAAACAACTATAATATGTTAAAAAAACAATCAATACGAAAAGAACATACCATCTATCTGGGGGGTGTTAAAATGGAAAAAGAAGAAATTATTGAAATATCAAAAGACTTTACAGAAAAAGAATTATTAAGATTTAAGAAAATGCTCCAACAAGGTGGGAGTATTAAAATAAAAGGATTATCTTACAATATCATAAAAAATGAAAGTAAACCTCGAAATAGTAGAGGAGATTATGAATCCCCTATGAAATTAATGGATAGAGAATGAAACATATAGAAGACACACCTTGGTGGATTTGTGATCCTGATGATACTAATTATGTAGCTTACTCTGATACAGATTCAATTTACATCCATGCGGAGCCTTTATTAAAGCATTTGTATTCTGATTTTGATGATCTTGATAGTAATATTAAAGATGATAAATTAGAAGAAATAGCTTTAAAATATCAAGATATCATTACTGACTCTTATGGTGACTTAGCTAAAAATTGTTTTAATGCTCCAGAACATAGACTTGAAATGAAAACAGAATGTGTTATAAGATCAGCTTACTTCAGAGCAACTCGGAGATATGCCCAATGGATAACTAAAGAAGAAGGAATTGCTAAAGAAAAATTAGATGTTAAGGGTCTAGAATTTAAAAAAGCCAATTTCCCTCCTACACTTGGGAAGTTTTTCCATAAAGCCTTAGTTGATACTTTAAAAGGAGCTAAACAAGATGAAATTGATAGCAGGATTAAAAAGTTTAGAGAAGAAATATTAAATGGGGAAGTTCCCTTAGAAAACTTAGCAAACCCTACCTCAGTAAAAAAATTAAATAAATACACAGAACGCAAAGCAAGAGCAGGGGAGATGTTTTCAGTTATAGGAAAAGGAGCACCAGCTCCTGTTAAAGCTGCTATAGTTTATAATGATTTATTAAAATTTTGGAATTTAGATAAAAAACATAGTCCAATTGTTCAAAGTGATAAAATAAAATGGATTTACTTAAAACCTAACCCATACCACATTGAATCTATTGCTCTTTTACCCTGGGACTACCCAGATAAAATTCGTATATTCATTGAGAAATATGCTGATAGGGAAAAAATATTTTCAAGTATATTATTAAATAAATTAGAAGGATTTTATTCAGATTTAAATTGGACATTATCTTTAAACCCATACCAAAAAATGTTTTTTAACTTATGATTAATAAAGGAGTTTTACAAAGTGTAATAAATAAATATCACTTAGGGATAAACAGTTCTGTTAAGTGGGTTATTAAAGATAATCAATTAACTATTGATTTTATGACACCTACTAAGGATGTTATAGGAAATGTTATTTGTAATGATTTCCCACTTGAAGATAGTAAATTAGCTATTTTTGATACTAAAAAACTATTAAATTTGGTTAATATTTGTAGTGGAGATTTACTTTTGGAATTAGATAAAAGAAAAGAAACATTTACAAAATTAAAAATATCAGATTTAAATTACAATGTTAATTATGCTCTATCAGATCCTCTCCTTATTGGGAAAGTAGGTACTGTTAATGTTCCTGATTGGTGTGTTGAAATTGATTTAGTTGTTGAAGATGTAGAAAATTTAGTAAAAGCTAAAAGTGCATTACAAGGAATTGATAATTTAACTGTTAATACTACTACAGATCTAGATGGGGAAAATGTATGTGAGATTGTATTTGGAGATGAGCAAGGACATAATAATAAAATAACATACCAGTTAAAAGGTAATATAGAAGAATTAGATTTAAATATCCCTTTCAATTCAGATACTTTCAAAACTATACTTAATTTCAATAAAGATATGGAAGAAGGTAAACTTTATTTAAGTAATATGGGATTAATGAAATTGGAATTTAAAACCGATGATACTGTAAGTGAGTATTTCTTAATAAGAAAAGCAGAAACTTCGTATTAAAAACTTCCCTTTGCTATATGTATTTCAAGATAAAAATCGACTTTAGGGCGAAAGTTTTATTTTAATGTTTAACCGCTGATCTTAGGACAGCACAAAATTAAGTGATATGAGTACACGTTTTTTAGAAAGAGAATTCTTTCCCTTTGATTTATTAGTAAAAAATTTCTTTGATGCTACTAATAACTTCATCCCAGCAATTGAATCAAAATTACCCCACCCTATTAATGTTTTTGAAGATGACTTAGGTTTAACCTTTGAGTTAGCTTGTACAGGCATTCCTAAAGAGACAATTGAGGTAAAAATTGATGGAGATATAATTCACTTTATCCATGATAAAGAAAAATCTCCAGAACCCCCAAATAGAAAATACATTACACGAGGAATTGCAAAGCGTTCCTTTAATTTAGGTTATAAAGTAAGTAGTAAATTTGATTTAAACAAAGCACATGCTATGTTTTTAGATGGGTTACTGTTAGTAACAGTTCCGTTTTCAACAAAGTCAAAAGCAAAAGTTTTAAAAATTAGTTAACAAAACTCGCCCTATAGTTTGGTTTAGCTAATTATTTTTCGTATCTTCCATTCAAATAAAAAGTTATAGACATATGAATAACACAATTATTAAAGACCCAAATCTTGAACCTTTCTACATTAGTAAAGACAAGTACTGCTACACCGTAATTGAATTAATTACCCCAACACGTACTAGGAGTAAATCAACCAAAGTTAAAGAACCTTATGAAAAGTCTGTAGGGCATTACACCCATTTAAACCACGCTTTAAAAGCCATTGCTAGGGGAAGATTAACATCACCCCCTAAGTTATACAGCTCAGTTAAAGATTACTTATCTTACTATGAAGAAATAAACACAGAATTAAAAACATTATTAAATAAAATAGAAGTATGAATATGAATTTAGAAGCACTATTTGATGCAGTTATCGTTAAACCTGTAGAAAACGAAGAACAACAATATGGAAATATTGTAGTCCCAGATTTAGGAAAAGATAAAAACGAAAGAGGAGAAGTTATAGCTGTAGGCCCTGGAAAGCCCACACTAATGGGGAGTTTTATAGAAACCCAAGTTAAAGTAGGGGATATAGTTATTCTACCTACTATGGGGTTTACAAAATTAGAGTATGATGGGGATGATTATTTTATAGGACCTGAAAATCAAATCCTTGCAAAAGTTAAAAAATAAAGAGATGGCAAAAATTATAGAATTAGGAAAAGCAGGAAGAACACGATTAGTTAAAGGTATTGATACCTTAGCAGATTCGGTAGTTTGTACCTTAGGACCAAATGGTAGGAATGTTGTAATTTCAAAACCAGGTGAAGCTGTAAAATCAACAAAAGATGGTGTAACAGTAGCAAAGAATATTAATCTAAAAGATCCAATTGAAGAAACTGGGGTTCAATTAGTAAATCAAGCTGCTATTAATACTGCTGATAAAGCCGGAGATGGTACAACAACATCAACTCTTTTAGCTAGAGAAATGATTAAATTAGGTCTTACTAGTCTAGATACCGGTGAAAATGCTGTTGAAATTAAAAGAGGAATTGATAAAGCTGTAAAGCAAGTTGTTAAATCTCTTCGAAATGATTTATCTGAAGACATTACTTTAGAAAACCAATTAGAACAAATTGCAACTATTTCAGCAAATAATGATCCAGAAGTTGGAAAGTTAATAGCAACTGCAATGGAGAAAGTAGGAAGAGATGGGGTAGTCCATATTGAAGAAAGCAAATCAGGAGAAACTTATCTTGAAACTGTTGAAGGTATGCAATTTGAAAGAGGATACAAATCCCCATATTTTGTTACGGACAATAATACAATGACATCTAGTATTAAAGATGCTTATATATTAATTGCTGATCATAAATTCACCCAAGTTAAAGAGTTATTACCTATTTTAGAAAGTATTTCTAATACAAATAAATCTCTTATTATTATTGCTGAAGATATTGATAGTGAAGCTTTGGCTACTTTAATTGTAAATAAACAAAGAGGTACATTAAATGTTTGTGCTATTAAAGCTCCTGATTTTGGGGATAGAAGAAAACTTATTTTAGAAGATATTGCTACCCTAACAGGTGGTCAGGTTTTTGATAAAAGTAAAGGAATGAAGTTGGAGAAATTCAACTGGGAATGGTTTGGAGAAGCTCGTGCTGTAACTGTTACTAAAGAAAAAACAACAATTGTTGATGGTAAGGGTGATGAAGAAAAAATCAATCAGAGAGTAGAAGAATTACAATCTCAAATTGACTCATCATCAACTCCATTTGAAATCGAACAACTTCAAAACCGATTATCTAAAATGGTAGGGGGTGTTTCTATAATTCATGTGGGAGGACATAATGAAACTGAGCTAAATGAGAAAAAAGATAGAGTAGATGATGCCTTAAATGCTACCCAAGCTGCTTTAAGTGAAGGGATAGTCCCAGGTGGGGGTGTTGCTTTATTATATGCTAGACAAAACATTGAAGACGCAGATATAGGGTCTGATATTGTATATCAAGCTTGTGGTAAACCATTTATCCAAATTCTATCTAATGCGGGATATGACAAGAAAAAAACTAAATCTTTAATGGATAAATTAACCAAAAACAATGATTATTGGTCGGGTTATGATCTTAAAACTGAAGAAGTAGTAAATATGAAATCAGAAGGTATTATTGATCCTACCAAAGTAACAAGAACAGCCTTAGAAAATGCTGCGGCAGTTGCAGGAACTGTTTTATTAACTGAATGTATAGTTGTTGAAGAAAATCAAGAACAACAACAACCTAACATGATGTATTAATGGAGACTGAAAAAGTAGAACATAATGAGTTAATAGCTATTAGAGTACCCCCTGGAGACAGGTGGGCTCTTATAGAAGAAGAGGATAAAACTTATGAAAGTCTTACAGATACTTTAGAAGCATATTTTCATAAAACAAAATTTAAAGGATCTTATAAATTAGACCCATTAGATAGTAAGTTATATTCTATTAAAACTGAAGAGGTTGAAGTAGAAGAAGTAATTGAAGAGCCTAAAGAGTATGGAATTTATGGTGAAGTTAATTGGAAACAGGGTGTTTAAGAAATATGGTAAGAAATGTGGTTTCCTGAGGAATTCATCGTATATTTATGGGGTAAGATTGCAGGAGTTAAGCAACACAAAAAATAAAAGTTATGACAAAAGCAAATAAGTTAAGAGAATTATTTCCAAACTATAAAGATAACCCAGGAATTGAAGTATATGAAGATGACAATTCAGCTAAAATAGTTACTTATCTTAATGTGTCTGAAAATCGTATTGAAGTAATGTGGACAGAATGGGATGAAGGTATAGGGGAGTGGCATAATGGTGAAATTGATGGCACAACATTGGATGATGTAGATGGTGGTGTTAATGAATTTGATGATGAAGAATTTAATTTGTTAATTAAGGGGTTAAAATAAAAGTTATAATGGAGCAAGATAAAAAACACACACTATGGGTTGAAAGATTTAGACCTACTAAATTAGAGAATTATGTTGGAAATCAAAGCATAAAAGATAAATTAGGAAAATATCTAGAACAAAATGATATTCAAAACTTTATATTTTATGGTCCTGCAGGAACCGGGAAAACAACATTAGCTAAACTTATTGTTAAAAATCTAGATTGTGATCATCTTTACATTAATGCTTCAGATGAAAGAGGGATTGAAACAATAAGAGATAAAGTATCAGGATTTGCTAGCACTGCATCTTTTAAACCCCTTAAAGTGGTAATTTTAGATGAAGCCGATTTTTTAACTATTCAAGCCCAAGCCTCATTAAGAAACATAATTGAAACATTTTCAAGAAATACACGTTTCATAATGACTTGTAATTATGTAGAAAGAATAATTGATCCCCTTCAATCTAGATGTCAAGTATTAAAAATTATTCCTCCATCTAAACAAGAAATAGTATATCATATTATTGATATGTTAACAGAATTGGGAATAGGAATGGGAGCTGATGATTGTAAAATAATAATAAATCAACACTATCCTGATATTAGAAAAATAATTAATACTTTACAATTATCCCCAATTGAAGGAGATACAATTAAAATTGATAAATCAATTATTGTTTCCTCTAATTATATGGTTCAGATTATGAAGGAGTTAATTAACAAATCTCCATCTTTTAAGGATATAAGGCAAATTATAGCAAATGCTAATGTAAATGACTTTGAAGAATTTTATAAGTTTTTATATGAGCATGCCTCAAAATACTTACCTGGAAAGGAAGGAACAGTTGCAATTTTAATAAATGAATACTCTTACCAATCCAATTTCAGAATTGATAAGGAAATAAATATAATGGCTTTAATAGCTAAATTAATTGAAGAAAAGAAGAATAACGTAATAATTTAATTTTAACAAAGATGGAACAACAACCACAAACACAACCAAACATTGATTTAAAAAATACTACAAGTATTGAAACACCTGAAGGGAATAAAATATTCAATCAGGGGGTGATATTAAGAAAAGTATCAAAATTCGTAGTAGGAGCTAAAGAAGATGCAGTAATGCCTATTCCTGTATTTTATGATCCACAAACCAATTTAATTCTAGAATCAACTATTCCAGCTGATTTAAGAGATGAATATCAAGATGACATAATTAATGGTTAAAATAAAACCAATTAAGAATATTTGGGGGTGGTTAGAGGAAATAACCCTAACTAAATCCCCAAATACTTCATTTTCAAATGAAGAGTGGGAGTTATGGAATTCATACATGGTTCATAGATTTCTTAGTATGAATAAAAATTATTTAGATGTTGTAAATTTAGCTCAAAAATTTAATCCACAGGATAAATCACAAATTTACTCATTTTATAAAGAATTTATTCCTAAGAAGAAAACATGGAGTAAGTATGTTAAAAGTCAAGTTAAACCCCCCAATAAAGAGTTGGTAGAGCATTTATCTTCTTACTTTGAAACATCAAAAAGAGAAGCAATTTCTTACATAAAGTTGTTGGATAAGTCAAATATTCTTCGTATCTTACACAATATGGGAATTGAAGAAAAAGAAGCTAAAAAATTACTAAAAAAATAATTATGGGGTTTGATAATGAGAATAATAATAGATTAAGTGAAATATTAAAAAAAGAATATTTTAGTACTGATGGATTAACACCAGAACACATGGAAGATAAAAAAATCAAATTAAATACCATTAGTGAGTTTGAAAAAACCTATCCCGAATTAGCTAAAGAATTCTTAATAGTTCAAGAAGAGCAGTATAGATTATTTGCCTCTAAAATGTTAGATTATGGTTTAGGGAATATTGCTTTAGGTAGTGATTTATCTAATGAAGAAGATAAAAATTTTTCAATCACAGGAATATGGCTTAGATGTAATGATAAGATTAATAGGTTAAAAAACCTCATCAAACGTAAAGGAAAAAATTATGTTGAAGGAGAAGGATTAGTAGATAGCTTTATTGATATCTCTAATTATGGAATTATTGCCCAATTAGTTTTAAGAAATAAATGGAAATAGATTTTGGCTAGAAAAATCCCTAAAATAGTAAAAGACATTCAAAATTTTCCTACTGAGAAAATTGATTATTCTTATCAAAAGAATATTTCATTCTCCCAACTTTCAATGTATACTAACTGTCCTAAACAATGGTCATTACAGTATAAAGAAGGAAGGAAAATTTATAATCCTTCAATCCATACAGTGTTTGGTACAGCACTACATGAAGCCCTCCAACATTATCTTACTGTGATGTATGAGGAAAGTGGAGTGGCGGCTGATAAAGAAGATATTATAGGGCTATTTGAAGAAAAATTCAGAGAAGAATATAAAAATCAATATAAGAAAAATAATTCCAATCACTTCAGCAGTCCCGAAGAAATGAGGGAATTTTATGAAGATGGTATTAAAATACTTAAACATATTTCTAAAAAAAGAAACTTGTATTTTTCCAAGAAAGGATGGTATTTGGTGGGGTGTGAAATCCCTATTGTAATGCCGCCTAATAAACATTATAACAACGTAGTATACCAAGGTTACTTGGATGTAGTATTATATCATGAACCTACAAATAAGTTTTATATTATTGATATTAAAACAAGTACTAAAGGCTGGAATGCTCAAGCAAAAAAAGATGAAATAAAACAATTCCAATTAATATTATATAAAAAATACTTTTCAGAACAGTTTGGAGTACCACTTGAGGATATTGATATTGAATTCTTCATTGTTAAGAGAAAACTTTATGAAAATTTAGATTTCCCACAAAAGAGAGTACAATTATTTAAACCACCCTCAGGGAAAGTTAAATTAAATAGAGCAACAAAAGCAATAGATGATTTTATTAATGAATCCTTCACTAAATCAGGATATAAAGAGAGAGAATTTAAGCAGAACCCTTCAAAATGGAATTGTAGGTTTTGCCCATTTTCTGATAATTCTGAATTGTGTGATAAATCCTAATATTTGTACATACGTATATAATATTAACTTAAATTAGATTAAAAATGGCAAAAGACATGACACTTACTAGTGTAAAAATTCAAAGTGAATTATTTGAGGATTTTAAAGTTGAATGTGTGAGACGAAAATTCTCATTTCAAAAACTTTCAGATAGAGCAATTCATCTTTACCTTACAGATGAGGAATTTAGAAAGAAAATTAATAATCATACTAGTTTTGATTACCCAACAAATAAATAAAATATGAAAGAAGGTTATATTAAAAAAGAAGATAGGAAAAAAATCCTACTAATTACAGATGATATTCGTGTTCATTCAGGGGTAGCTCAAGTTGCTAGAGAAACAGTTTTAAATACTTGCCACAGATATAATTGGGTACAAATAGCAGGAGCTATCCAACACCCTGAAGCCGGTAAGAAGTTTGACATATCCGAAGATACTAATAAAAAAACAGGAGTTGATGATTCATCTGTTATCCTTTATCCTACTGATGGGTATGGAAATGAAGATATGGTTAGAGCTTTAATAAAGGAAGAAAAACCTGATGCTATCTTTTTAGTTACTGACCCAAGATATTTCATTTGGTTATTTAAAATGGAAAATGAAATAAGAAAACAAATTCCAATTGCTTATCTCAATATATGGGATGATTATCCAGCTCCAGCATATAATAAAGAATATTATGAGTCTTGCGATGCTTTATTTGGAATTTCAAAACAAACTGTAAATATTAATAAAATAGTTTTAGGGGATAAAGCAGAAGGAAAAGTAATTAAATATGTTCCTCATGGTTTAGATAATAATGTATTTAAACCCTTAGATAAAGAAGATAAGTTGTTAAATGAAATGAAAAATCAGTTATTCTCTGGAAAATCCCCTGAATTTACTTTATTTTTCAATTCCCGAAATATCAGAAGAAAACAAATCCCAGATACAATCTTAGCTTGGAAGTATTTTATGGATACTTTATCAAAAGAAGAACAAGATAAATGTTCATTCGTACTCCATACTCAACCAGTAGATGATAATGGTACTGATCTTCCTGCTATAATTGATTATTTGTTTCCTGAAGGACATAATATTAGATTTTCAACAGATAAGTTAAGTTCCGAGCAAATGAATGTTTTATATAATATAGCAGATGCTCAAATCCAACTAACATCAAATGAAGGTTGGGGGTTAAGTTTAACAGAAGCTTTATTAACAGGGACACCTATTATCGCAAACACTACAGGAGGTATGCAAGATCAAATGAGATTTGAGTATAACGACTCTAGTAAATGGGTTGAATTTGATGAAAATTTTCCATCTAATAATAGAGGAACTTATAAAAAACATGGTGAATGGGCCTTCCCAGTTTATCCAACTAATTTATCAATTCAAGGATCACCTACTACTCCCTATATTTGGGATGATAGATGTAGTGCTGAAGATGCTTCTAAACAAATTGAGAAGTTATACAAAATGACTTCTGAAGAGAGAGAAAGAATAGGTTTAGAAGGGATGAAATGGGCTACAGGTGAAGAAGCAGGTTTTACTTCTAAGATTATGGGGGAAAGAGTAATTGAAGGGATGGATGAGTTATTTAAAACTTTTACACCTCGAAGAAATTATGAATTCCTTAAAGATACAGATTTTGAAGAAAGAGTTTTAAAACATAAATTAATATACTAATGAAAAATACATTTGTAGTAAGTTGTCCAATAGATACCTACAGTGGGTATGGTGCTAGATCAAGAGATTATGTCAAATCATTAATTGAATTAGATAAATATGATGTTAAAGTCCTCCCTCAAAGATGGGGAGGTACTCCAAAAGGATTTATTGATAACCATCCTGAGTGGGAATTTTTAAATAAACACTTAATAGGTCCCCAATTAACAGAAAAACCTGACATATGGTGTCAAGTAACAGTTCCTAATGAGTTCCAACCTGTAGGCAAATATAATATTGGGTTAACTGCTGGAATTGAGACAACAGCTTGCGCTCCCCAATGGATTGAAGGATGTAATAAAATGGATTTAATACTATGCTCATCAAACCATTCTAAAAATGTATTTGAGCAAACTGTTTATCAAGCCAAAAATAAAGAAACAGGTCAAACCCATGATTTAAAACTGCAAAAACCCATTAAAGTATTAATTGAAGGAGCCAATTTAGATTTATATAAACCTCTAAATAAAACTTCAGACTTTAAATCTATTGAACTTTATAAAGATCTTAACTTAATAAAAGAAGATTTTGCTTACTTGTTTGTAGGACATTGGATGCAAGGAAGTATGGGGGAAGATAGAAAAAATGTGGGGTTATTAGTTAAAGCCTTTTATGAGTTATTTAAAAATAAAACAAAAATACCTGCTTTAATATTAAAAACTAGTACTGCTGGGGCTTCTTATTTAGATAGGAAAGAAATACAAAAAAGATTAAAATTTATAAGAGATACAATACCATCAAATAAACTCCCAAATATTTATCTATTACATGGAGAATTTTCTGATGTTGAAATGAATGAAATTTATAACCATCCTAAAATAAAATCTATGGTTAATTTAACCAAAGGAGAAGGATTTGGTAGACCCCTATTAGAATTTTCTCTTACAAATAAGCCTGTTATTACTACGGGGTGGAGTGGCCATACTGACTTTTTAGATTCTGAATTAACATCTTTATTAGGAGGGAAATTAACAGACATCCACCCTTCAGCTCAAATGAAAGATATGCTTATTGAAGGATCTAAATGGTTTAGTGTTGATCATGGACAAATAGGTCATTACTTAAATGATGTATTTGAAAATTATAAAGAGTATAAAGTTAAAGGTAAAAGACAAGGGTATAAAAGTAGAACTGATTTCTCATTTGAAATGATGAAGAAACAATTAGATGAAATCTTAATAGAATTCATTCCAGATTTCCCAAAACAAGTAGAGTTAAAATTACCTAAACTAAATAAAATAGAATTACCTAAACTAAAAAAAGTAGAATTACCTAAACTAAAAAAAGTAGAAACAAATGGATAATTTAACAATTTGTGATAAGTGTGGAAGTGATGCTTGTTACACCCAAGAAGTAAATGAAGAAATAAAAAATTATTTTTGTTATGGGTGTGGGTTTCAATCTAATTCTGTTATGAAAAAAGACTCTACATTCTTTGAAGAGCAGTTAGAAATGCTTCCTAACCTACATAAAGAATTAATGGTTGAAGATGAAACCGGAAAAATTTGGATGCCTATTACAATTAATCTCCCTGAAAAAGGAATGGTATTTGCTAATGGGGCTAATTCAAAAAACTGGAAGTGGGCTGCTGTAAGTGCAGTTCCAGTTAAAGAAGAAGAAAAAGAAAAATACCCAATCCCTAACAAAAAAGGTGAGTTTTATGAGTGGAGAATGGATATGGAAACATTAGTAGAATTTGATGAAAAAGACTTTATTGAAGCCATAGATTCTATTGGAGTGTTTCAAAATGGTTTGGAAAAACAATAAAATTTTAGTATATTCAATACAAATAAAAATGTAAAAGTTATGAGTGAAGATCAATTAAGTTTATATGAGTATTTAGGGAAAGCAGCCGGTCCTGATTTAGGAAAAGAAGTTATGGATGCTGCTTTAAACCATAATGATTATGTTGAAGTTTCTGAACAGTCAGTTTCAACCCCATACTATGAGGGGGTTGTTAAAACATATCCTAAATCATTTTTAGATGAATATTTCAAAAAGAAGAAATCCTCATTTCGACCTGAAATAAGTTTAGAAGAAAGAATTAATATGTTACTAAATCAAGTTGAAAATCTTGAAAGTAGGGTAAAATCTCTAGAAGGAGGAGATGATGAATTACCATTTTAATTAATAAAATTATTCAATTATGAATATAAGTTATGCTGTTACTGTATGTAACGAATTCATTGAAATTCAGCGATTATTAGCGTTTTTAATGCATGGTATGCGAAGAGATGATGAGATTGTTGTCTTAGTAGATTTAAGTAAAAATACACAAACCTCTGAATTATTAGGTTATCTCCATAAATTAAGTAGTAATAATCATATTACCCTAGTTGAAGATACCTTCAATAATCATTTTGCGGATTGGAAAAATAGATTAACTAGAGCTTGTACTAAAGATTATATCTTTCAAATTGACGCTGATGAATTACCTACTAACTACATGATGGATTTTATCCCTGAAGTATTAAAACTTAATAAAATAGATGTTTTAAAAGTTCCTAGAGTTAATACAGTTAAAGGCTTAACAGAAGAACATATTCAGAAGTGGGGTTGGAATGTAAATGATAAAGGTTGGGTTAATTTCCCAGACCATCAGTGGAGGGTATATCGAAATACCCCCAAAATTAAATGGAAAAATAAAGTACATGAAGTTCTAGAAGGTTATGAAACTATATCATATTTACCTAGTAGCGAAGAGTGGAGTTTAATACATGATAAAACAATTACAAAACAAGAAAAACAAAATGAGTATTATGGAAGGATCTGAAGTAAAATCAATAGACAGAGAGGTATCATTACTTAAGTATGAAGCTCTTAATATGAGTGTTATTAAAATGTTTGTTGAAAAATATCCTAATGACCAAGAATTAGGAAAAGCAGTAAGAGAATTTGTAACTGTTGAATTTATTAAAATAAAGTAAAAGTCAAATGAAAAACAATATCCCTTTATTTAAAGTATTTATGTCTCCTACAGCTAAAGAAAAAGTAGGAGAAGTATTAGACAGTGGATTTATAGGTCAAGGTCCTAAAGTTGAAGAATTTGAAAAACAATTAGGGGAGTATTTTAATAATTCTAATATTGTTACAACAAATGCAGGAACATCTGCCCTCCACCTAGCACTTCATTTATTAAAAAAACCATTTTCTAAAACCACAACTTTTCAAGGATTAGGACAATCTAAGGAATTTTGGCCTGGTATAAAAGAGGGGGATGAAGTATTAGCAACAGCCCTAACGTGTACCGCTTCTAATTGGCCTATTGTAGCTAATGGTTTAAAAATAAAGTGGGTAGACATTGACCCAACTACACTTAATATGGATTTAGTTGATTTAGAGAAAAAAATGACTACTAAAACTAAAGCTATAATGGGGGTACATTGGGGGGGTTATCCTTTAGACTTAAATAAAATTAAAGACATTAGAAATAGATTTAATACAAAACATGGATGGTCTCCCTCACTAATAGAAGATGGAGCCCATTCAATTGGTACTAAATACAAGGGCCATTACTTAGGAAATCATGGAAATTTTGTAATGCATTCCCTCCAAGCTATTAAACATATTACATCTATAGATGGTGGAATTTTATATTGCCCCCACCATGAATTATATGAAAGAGCAAAACTAGTTAGGTGGTATGGTATTGATAGGAATCCAAAAGGAAGAAAAGATTTTAGATGTGAAGCTGATATATCTGAGTGGGGATTTAAATTCCATATGAATGATGTTTGTGCTGCTGTGGGTATTGAAAATTTTAAACATTTAGATAAAATAACATCCAAACATAAATCTAATGCTCAATACTATGATGATAATCTTCAAGGTGTTAAAGGAGTTACTTTATTAAAACGTGAAGAAGGATTTGAATCTTCATTTTGGATTTACTCTTTATTAGTAGATGATAGAGAAGGTTTTTATAGATGGATGAAGGAATGTAATATAGCAGTCTCTCAAGTCCATGAACGGAATGATAAACATAGTTGTATGGATGAATTTAAAACTCTCTTACCTAATTTAGATAAAACCATAGGGAAGATTGTTAATATTCCTGTAGGTTGGTGGCTATCAGAATCAGATAGAGAATATATTGTAGAATGTATTAAAAAAGGATGGTAATTATGTATCAAGAACCAAAACATATTTATTCTTCATATGTTTCTAACAATATAGGAGAAACTATTTATAATACAGTAATAAACTTAAAACCAATGAAGATTATTGATTTTGGTTTATTATATGGTTACTCAACTATATGTTTAGCCCAAGCTGTAAGAGATAATGGATTTGGAGAAATAATAGGATATGATTTATTTGAAGACTACCAGTACAAGAATTCTAATAAATCTATAGTAGAATATAATTTACAATATTATAATTTGAATTCTTATGTAACTTTAATAAAAAAAGATTTTTATAAATGGTTAGAAGAAGATGATGAATTTGATCTAATTCATTTAGATATTTCTAATAATGGGGAGATTATAAATAAAATCCATGATAAATTCCCAAATGGAAAAATAATTTTTGAGGGGGGGACTAAAGAAAGGGATGGAGTTGAATGGATGGAAAAACATTTTTCATCTCCTATAACCCACACCCAACAAAAAATCCAATATAATATTCTAAATGATCAATTCCCAGGAATTTCTGGGATAAATGTACACATATGATAGAAATAAACAAAAAAAATAAATGTTGTAAAGTAACTGCAACATATTTCGGAGCTAGAAGAGGTTATCCCCATAATTGTGAAGAAACCATAGAAATGCTAACCACAGAATTAGAAAATGAAATTAATATAGATTCAGGGTTTGATACAGATTTAGTAATTATTAACCATGACTTTGGTAATGAAAAAGCAAAAAAATTTTTAAATAAGTTCAATGGGGTAAAAACAAAAAATGGTGTTATAAAAATAATTAACCGAAAGTGGGATGATGGTTGGGGGTTAAGTTTTGGTTCTTTTATTAATGCCTTTAATTTATTTAAAGAAGAATATGAATATTGGTTTTTTAATGAAGATGATATATATGCTATGGAACACGGTTACATAAAAAAAATGATTGAAATGTTAAACTCAGATAATAAAATAGCTTATGTATGTGCTGAAAATATTTCAGATCACCCCCACACTATTGTTGGGGGGTATATAGAATCAACAGGGTATGAAAATCACCCACCCCACGCTCATGGGGGGGTAGGCTTAACTTCTACAAAATATATAAATGAAGTAATT